CCTCAAACTCAGCCTGACGATCCATAGGCGTGTCCTCGCCAGACAGCCTGACCATGACCACCTGATATCTAGCACCAACGAAATCCCTGAGTAAGTCTTCAGGAATATCGTCTGGGTGCATGGATAAGGTCAGGACATAGCCTGTCTTATCCTGCTTTAGGGCAACCTTAACCCCTTCAAACTGTAGCGTTTTCAAGCCGCTTCTCCAAATAGGAAACTAGATATTTAAGGTTTTGAATTTCTTCCCAACGGCTGATGCAGATCTTGGCAAGGTCATCATTCTCTATTCTGTAAATCTCAATAGTCTGCTCTTGCTTCTTGGCAATGCTTTCCCAGTCAATTCGCTTTTCCATACGATCCCATTCGTCCAAGGTTCTTTGGAAGTCAGAGATAGGCTCGACTCGTTGAGCTTTATCAATCAAAACAACTGGCTTGATCTTGTTCTTAGTACCGCGTGGACGGCCTGGTTTTCTTTTCATCATGGTCTTTTCCTTAGTATGGGAGTTCGTCATCAGCCACTTGTGGCTTTTCGTATGGCTCAGAAGCTGACAGAGATAAGTATTTCTTACCAGCAGCAGACTCCTTAGACCATCCTGATAGAGAGATCTTTACTAGAGATCCTTTGGACTTATCCATCATGTTGATAAGGAATGTCTTATCTAAATGGATGTCACCGCGCATATCAGGGTGATTGTCAGATTTCTTCTGTACGTTGCGGAACATCGCTCCGCTATTGGGTTTTTGTTCAAATGCCATGATTAACCTTTCTTAAACATATTGTTGCGTTCTGTAAACTTCGCCATCATTCCCTTAAAAAACAGGGCATCGGTAGCTTTGATGGTGTCAAATAAAGTCTTGTTCTTTCTAAAGATCTTCATCACATCATCTTCACTTTGAGTCAAATCCAACAACATTAATGCTGTTGTTTGAACCAAATTTAGCCAGTCTTCTACGTCACCTTCAGGCTTGCCTGGAGCAACGATCTGCCACTCACCTTTATCGCCAGCAATTGGCTTGGCTTTGATGGTGACTTCTCCGCCTTGGACATTGATGGTTTCAGAAAGCTGTGCTTTACCTGCCGCTGTAACAGGAGTTACGCTGGCAGACTCAGACTTTTTTACTGGCTCAACCGATCCTGTAGTTGCGTCTAAGGCATCGTGCTCACAAAGCTCAAACGCATTGGTCCATAGATACCTCCGCAAATAGGTCTGCACAGCGCCCAGATTCTGCACGTCATGGCAACCCTTTAGGGAAGCAGATGACATTGGAGATGTAAAGGTAACAAAACCCTCACCTTCAGTGTCATGAATGGTTAAGTAAGCTGTCTCATCAGTAAATGAAACAACACCGCACAATCCTACATCTTTGCAAATCTTCTGAATCTGAGGCAGGAAATCGCCCAGTTCAAAATATTCATACCCAGCAAACTTATTCTTTCCAGACTTGTTCAGCTTGGTGTTTTGCAACAAGATCCTAGCCTCTTGTAGCTTTTTATATACAGTCATTATTAACATCCTATTGGTTTAAATGGTCCATCGGTATTGGTATCCCAACAGCACATACCACCACGGCCATCAGGCACACACTTTACAGCTGCCACAGCAGTAGTTGAGATAGCAGCAACGATCAATAACATGATTAGCTTTTTCATTAGAACAATCCTTCCGCAGAGTAAATAACTTCGGTTGGTTGAATGAGCCGTTTTATATTCTCGCCATTGCAATACGCTTGAATAGCGCGTTGCAATTTTAAATACTTGTCATGTTTATCGGAATCGCCACCATTGGTATGGCTTAAGAAATACTCGCGAACAAGGATGATAACCTTCTCGCTTGGCTCTGCCATGATTCCATCAAAGAATACTTGAGCAAAGCGCTTCAACTTAACTGGGTCTTCACCATGATAGGCAGCCATAGCAAGCGCGGCATGGATAACAGAACTGGTTAAGAATCTGCGATTGCTTACAAAACACTCGGTAGCAAACTCTACATAAGGCTTCATAGCTACCAAAAAATCTACCTTCTGCATATCAGTCAGGCGCTTTGGATGAGTAATGATTGGCACTAAGTTAACGTGCTTGGCTTCGATCCAAGGGGTAGCACCACTAATCTTGATGCCGTCAATCAGGCTTCTGCGTCTACCTGAGTCAATGCTTGGAGCAACCGCTTTAGGAAGACCAGTAGTAACCATCATATATACAGGAATATCTGAGCGAACTACAGCAGACAAGCGGTGCTGGCCATCAGCCAAAGTGCCGTCTTCATAAAATGCAATTCCTTGGTGAGTAACCTGCCAGTCATTGTTCTCAATTGATCTTGATAAATCAGATACTGCGCGTTCAGAGATGTTCCGATTCACAGGGTTACTTGCTAACATATTTCGCGCCATGTCTGGCGTAATACGCATCAATTCTGTTTTCATTTTTGTTCCTCTAAATAGGTTTTATATTGGTTACACCATGTGCTTACTGGGCAAAAGTTGGCACAGCGGGTGCGTTCTCCTGGGCGAACTTCTAACTCGTACTTATCTCCCAGTTCTTCGAGGGCTGATAAGGCAAGTTCTTCTGTTTCGTATAGAGAGTGGGCGCGCTTGTTGCCAATCTTACGCACCGCCCATACTGTGGGTTTTTCCCACATTTCTTCGGGGGTGCAGTCAGGTAGTTCGCCATCAGTTTCAAGGGCAAACTCACAAGCACTATGCAAAGCGATCCTATTAGAAATATACGCATCTCTTTCCTCCTTTGACCATAAGCGTATGGGGATTTCTTTTATCGGCGCTTCAGGATAGCCTTCACGATTAGCTGCATCTCTACGATTCCAGTCACGGATGATGGCTACGATACCTACGCTAGTAACTGGGACTCTTTTAACATCCTCTACTAAACCAGCATACATATTGAGTTGGACTTCCCAATCAATCTTCTCGTTCATTACTGCCCAAGCTGATGTCGTTTTGTAATCCTTAACATCAATACCTTTGTCATTAACGATCTGAAGGTCGATTGCTCCTGAGATATGCCAGCCGTCATACTCCTTGTGGATGCGCTGTTCAACGATATGGTTATCGTCTTTGCCATGCTCAAGGACGTTATGGACTGCTGAACCAAAGATAGACCAAACCATGTCGCTGGCATCTTGCTCAAGCTGATCCTCAAACTTCTTGGTCAAAGCCACAATCTTTGGGCTATTGAGAAGCTGAGTCACAGACAGGTGAGCCTTACCTTTGCTGTATGTTGGCCTGTCCAAGACATTCATAAATGTCTGAGGAATGTTGTATTTGTTAGTGAGTTTCATACAAACTCCCGAACGGAACTTCATTCTTCATTTGCTCAAGCTCACGCTCAATCTTCATTCTTGCCAATCTCATAAACTCAAGTCTGGCTTCGCGTTCTTCTTGCTTGTTCTCAAAGTATTTGCGCTCGTCTATGCGAGTCTTCCAGCCCTTTCTCATTTCAATACCTCTGCTGATTTAAGCTTTCCTGTTTCGCCATCCCATACAAGTTTTAAATTATCATCGTGAATTCTCAAATCCCATTGCCCAAATTTATCTATGTATGCACTTGTATATTTAACAACATCAGGCTTTGGTTCAGGCTTGATGCGGTATTCCAAATCCCATTCCCAATGAGGATTGCAGTCAAACCAAGCACCATTGCAATCTGTTGTTTGAATAACAGCACCATCTGCCCATGCTTTAATAAGTTCTGCGTGTTTATGTGGTTTCATTTTTCTCTGCTCCAATAAGTTCGGTCTTCAATATCAAATGGCACATCTCTCCACTCTACCTCGTACGTTTGAACAAGTTTTTCTGGACCTTGAACCCACTCACCCCAAGCCTGCTGCAACGTAGGGGGAGAGCCGTCCTGATTTGTTTTCCAACGGATCGGAATAATCGGCATCCAAACTGGTTTCATAATTTCTCCAGATACCGCTTACCAGCAGCTGAGACTTTGAGAAACGCGATACGCCTGTCCTGCTTTGAAACAGTCAGGTTGATGAACTTGCTCTTGACCATCTCGTGCAGCTCGCGGTGAATGGTGGCTTGACTGCCAAGATCAAGCTGATCGCAGCCGAAGAGCAGGTCTGAGATGGTGCTTCGTGGGCAACGGCTTAGCAAGTCAAGGATGACGTCTTTGCGGAAGCTCATCTTGGTTGGAACATGGCGGTTGAATTGTTCTAATGGTTTCATTTTGATTTCCATCCTGCTTTCTTAAAGTCTGAGACAATGTTGGTAACGACAGGCAAGTTGCGCGCGATTGGGGAGTCATCTTCTGGCATGTACTTGATGAACTCGGGTAGCAATTCTTTCAGTTGCTTGAGAGTGTTGCATCCGTACGCCACTCCGCGGATCTTTTCAACAAGCTCTTTGCGCTTCTTGTTGTCAGCTTCGATCTCATCCGTCAACTTCTTGACTTTGATTGCGCCTTTCTCAGTCAACTTCGGGTCATTACGATATTCACTGACGTTCGGAACCATCACACCCACACCGCCAAAGTACAGCGAGCACTCTTTCAAATATTGACGGGACTTTGAATCTTCAAACGCTTCTTTGACTGGCTTAGGAACTTGCGAGAGCACATCTGCAACAACGAGTTTACGAATCTCCTCAGAGTGGTCAGCGATTCTTGGAACGTCCTGCATAACCGCGCTAATGAACGCGTCTCGTAGGTAGTTGGTTAATTTCATAATATTTCCTTTATTGGGTGGCAGGTTGACAACTTCTTAGGTATGAAATCTCTGCGAGCCATATACCTGAATAATGTCGCCAACCTGCCGTAAGATTAACGCGCTGTTACGCGGATTGCGATTGAAACAGATTGCTTGGTGTACTTAGCAACAACCTCAGGTGAAACTTTCAGATCAGCAAGAAGAGTCTTGTAATCTACTACGTCGCGCTGGCTCATGGAGACGCTAGCTTTGTAGAGGTCACCTTCGTATTTACCTTCACCAGCATTCTTGAATGCGTTCTTGATTACTTCAGCTTGCTCATTCAACTCAGCAATCTGAGCTTGAATGCAACCCAGACGGTCTAGATCTTTCATCAAAGATGAATGAGAGATTGCATCTGAAACGATTTTTGAAGTTACTGTGTTCATGATATTTCCTTTATTGAGTTTATTAAGTAAGCCACAAACTGCGCGACTTGAGGTAATTATGGGACATGATTAGAAAGAAAACAAGTGATATTTATAAATATTTTAAGTATTTACATGAGGGGATACCCTTGGTTCCAAAGAATTCGGTGTTTTATTTTGAAGATGAGGCATAATTTCACTCGTTCAGTAGCTTCGATTCCTTATTTCTACCCACTCCTCCGCAAGAGCTGACTGAACACCATGGGGATCGCGTGTCCCTAGAGTGGGTAGACCTAAGGAATTTGAGCTTTTATTAACTATTTCGCGGAGTGAACATGGGTGTTATATCAGGTATTGATTGGGATAAAGATAGAGTTACGATCCCTAGAGAGATGAGGGATGCGAGGCGATGGCTACTCTACAAGATGGTCAAAAAGCCTGACGGAAAAGCCAGCAAAGTTCCGTATTATGTCAACGGCAAACCTAGAAATGGAATCCTTGATAGCCCTGAAGATGTCAGGCAATTGGTCACTTATTCAGAAGCCAGCCACGCAGCAGAAGAGTCTGAAGCCTATGCAGGTCTAGGGTTTGCGCTGGGTCGTGATGGTGAAGGATATTGGCAAGGGATTGATATTGATGACTGCCAAGAGAATGGACTTGAATCATTAGCGAAACAGCTTCCTGGCTACGTTGAGAAGTCTCCTTCGGGCGCGGGAATTCATGCCATTGGGTATGGTGAATTCTTCAATGGCCAAAACGAAGGCAACGGCATAGAGTATTACTCCTCAGGTCGCTACTTCACCTACACTGGCAAGGCGATTCGGTCGTCAGGACTTACAGACCTCAAGCCATTTATCAAATCAAAAATCAATCCTAATCTAAGAGACAAACTCCCCACCGAAAAACTAGAGCGTGGGTATCTGATTCAAACTCCTGAGCAACTAGACGAAATACGAACCGCGCTCACATTCATCAATCCCGATTGTGATTATCACCGCTGGAAGCAAGTGCTCTTTAGCTTGCATCGAATTGAAGGTGGGGTTGAAATGTGGGCGCAATGGTCAATCACTGCTAAGGAACCACATAACCGCTCGACCTATGACTCTAGGGTGAGAGAAGGTTACGCATCCCTGCAGACTTACCGCGGAGAAGTCAATATCGGCACTCTGTTTCTGTATGCAATGGAAGGTGGGTACAAGTCCAACTCGGCTACCGCTCTGATCCTGGAGACCAAAGACGAGAATAAGAACCAAGACTTCGCGGAGATGTTCAAGTTTGTTGATGTGAATTATCAGCGACTGACCGAACCTGATTGGGTCATTGACGGGTTCATCGGCGAGGGCATTACGATGATTGCGGGCGCAACAGGGCGCGGAAAGTCTAGTATGATTGTTCCGCTGACTCTGAATGTTGCTCATCTAACCGAGCCGAACTTCCTCACTCCGAGGCACAGACGGAAAGTGATCTACCTGACCGAAGACAGCAATCAGGTTCAACGGCTAGTCTACGGTATGAAGAAGCACCACTCTCAAAAGTTCAAGTTCCCTGATGAGGAATGGTCAGATTGGTTCAAGATTATCAACACGCATAGAATGTCTGCCACAGCGATATGCTACCTAGCCGACATGTGCGCGGAGTTGATTACCAATGTTGACGGGAAAGAGATCCCGCCTCTCGTCGTGTTCGACACTGCCAGCGCAAGTTTCAGTATTGACGAGGAGAACAACAACTCAGAAGCTGCTAGAGCAATCTCTATCGTGAAGACTGAGTTCTGGGTGAAGCGGTTTATTCCAGTGTGGATTGCGGGACACACCAGTAAGGCAAACTCTCGCGAGGATATCGTAGAGCATATGTCAGCGCGAGGCGCGAATGCGTGGGAAGCAGATGTGAACGGAACTGCGTATATATTTGAAGACCCGAACCTTGACGGTCGTATCTTTGCCACAGGGAAGAGAAGGTTTGATCCGACCATTACAGAAGTGCGCTCCGTATTACACAAGCATCGTGCCGAAGCGGTGAATCGTTACGGAGAGATTAATCACAATTCAAACTATTACACTGCTGAGTTTATCGAGTCCAACGCAGAAGACAGGCAAAACATTCGAGATGAGTCTAGGCAAAGTGATGCGGAAAATCAGATAGCTCAAGCGCTATTCAATCTTCAGAAAAATGAACACCCTATCACTAAATCGGACATCAGAAAAGAGTCTGGTTTGGGGTACGGAAGGTTTACAAATGCGCTGGAAAATCTGGAACGGACGGGAACGATTCTAGTGTATTCTATCACCGATTCAGCTGTTAGAAAACAGTTTGGATTGAACAATAATGAGAAGGTTTTCTACCGTTTGAGTGATTCATGGATACCACGTTGATTTACGGTGTTTCGTCGTCCGTTCCCTTAAGGGAAAACAGAGGCGGAACGAACGAAAAACGAAGCCTAGAATCCGTGGGATCGCGTGGTGTGGAACTGAAAGATTCCACACACAACGCTCGTCCGTTCCAGGTTTTGGGAACGTACGGGAATGGACGGGAACGAACGGGAACGGACGAAACAGGTTTTGAGTGTGGTAAAGTTTGAAATAGGAGAAGAAAATGATACAAATTTGGTGTGAAAAATGTCAGTATTTTGAAAAGCTCTCTAATTACGACGGGGTGTGTTACTTGAACCCTCCAATCAGAGTAGAGGTTGTAGATTTTCGTGGGGATAAAGCGGTCGATTGGGACAGACCTAGAGTGGCAACAGATGACTTTTGCTCACATGCTACGCCAGCCAGTTGCGAAGAGCCAAAATCTACCGCATAATTCGTTGCAGAACAAATCGATAGGAAGCGTTATGGCAACGACGGATAAGAAGAACTCGCTGGCAAACAACAAGAATCCTCAAGTGCGCGGTCAATTTGCTGCAATGCTCAGGAGAATCACCACTCAGAATCCGCAGAAGCTGGAGAATATCGCGAATAAACTTCTGGAAGAAGCAGAAGGTGGAAACATGGTGGCGATTAAGGAGTTGTTCGATCGACTCGACGGCAGAGCCGTTCAAGCGACAGAACTCTCTGGTCCAGAAGGTGGTCCGATTGAAACCACGAGCACATCCAACTTCACGAAGGAATTGCTCAGCGAAGTTCTAGCCCTGAGACAAAAAGAACAGAGCGAATGACCCAGATTGCTCAGTTCATAGCAGAACGGATTCAGGCTGGTCCTGATCTGAATGCTCTTTCTGAACCTGAGCAGATCGCATTGCGTGCTCGACTCAAATGGCTCGCTGTGGCAAACTCTCATCAGATAGAACCCGAAGGGGATTGGTGGACGATCTGGTTGTTACTCGCTGGGCGCGGTGCAGGCAAGACACGCGGTGCGGCAGAATGGCTCTGGTGGCAGGCTTGGAGCAATCCCAAGACGCGCTGGTTAGTCTCCGCGCCCACCTCTGGTGACGTTAGAGACGTCTGCTTCGAGGGAGACTCTGGTCTGTTGAGCGTGGTTCCCCCTGAGCTGATCGTTGAAAACAACGGCTACAACAAATCCCAGCACGAACTGCGTTTGATCAATGGATCCCTCATCAAAGGGATTGCTGCATCAGAACCTTCTCGTTTCCGCGGTCCACAATTCCACGGAGGTTGGTGTGACGAGCTCGCTGCATGGGATTACCTTGATGACGCTTGGGACATGCTCAAGTTCGGCATGCGTCTGGGTAATCACCCACAGATCATCTGTACCACAACGCCAAAGCCGAAGCCCTTGATCAGCGACTTAGTAGCGCGGGACGGAGACGACGTAGCCTACACGTCTGCTTCTACCTACGACAACATTCAAAACCTCGCGCCCTCGTTCCGTGATCAGATCATGCAATACGAGGGCACCAATCTCGGTCGTCAGGAGATCTACGCTGAGCTCATCGATCCAGAGGAAGCTGGCGTGGTCAAGCGCAACTGGTTCAAACTTTGGCCAGCTGACAAACCTCTGCCTCAGTTTGAGTTCGTCCTTCAATCGTATGATTGCGCTACCTCGGACAAGACTCATAACGACCCGACCGCTTGCACAGTCTGGGGAATCTTTAAGCCATCAGATGACAAACCGATGTCCGTCATGCTGATCGATTGCTGGACCGAGTATATGCAATACCCAGACTTGCGCCCTCGTGTCATTGAAGAGTACGGATCAATCTACGGAGACGAGAACGAGTTCGGAAACGGCAAGAAGGTAGACATGGTTCTGATTGAAGACAAGTCTGCGGGCATCTCTCTGATTCAGGATCTACAACGCGCTGGGTTGCCAGTCCGCTCGTACAATCCAGGAAATGCAGATAAGATGATGCGGTTGAACATAATTTCCCCCCTTATTCAGAAAGGGCGCGTATACTTGCCTGAATCAACAAACAAGCCAGGATTCGCACGTGATTGGGTAGACCCTTTGATCAATCAAATTTGCTCCTTCCCTGAAGTCCGACACGATGACCTCGTTGACTCCACCACTCAAGCTCTCCGCATACTGCGAGACATTGGCTTCTTGACTATCGATTACATTGCCGACGACAGCGATATGTACGTCGATGAAACCAAACCTAGAAGAGTAAATCCATATGCCGTATGATGAACTAGGCAACTTCATTCCTGGAGACGAACCTGACTTAGACAGAATGAGCTATGAGCTCAGTCTGGCGGATACGATCAAACAGATGGTCAAGTCTCCCGCTAACGATCTCTCCGCGCTGACCAAACCGCAAACCTACAAAGATATCGCATCTGGTTTCGGGTCTGCTGCGGAGTCCCTCGTTCGTGGTGCAGCTGCTGCTCCGTTCGGTGGTCCAGGAGATATCATTCAACACTTCAAAGAGACCCCTCTGATTCCTGGAGTTACCGATCGCTTCTCAATGAGCGACGTCTTTCCTGGTCTTGATGAAGTCATCGCGCCCGAGCGCAAGGTTGCGCCCAAAGCACACAAGCAAGAGCTCTTCGGCTTGCCTTACGCAACCACAGCTGATATCCTTCAGGCTGCCGAAAAGAGATACACCGCGCCCTTCGGCGATAAAGAGTCTAACGATTTTATGGAATCCCTCGGTATGTTCCTGTCTCCGCAGATGGCTGCTGGGGCGCGCAAAGGAATCATCAATATGGCAGAGACGACAGGCAAGATGCCCTCGCTCACTGTTGATTCCGCTCAAGCATTCGCGCGCGATTACGCAAACGCATCACGCGGTATCTATCCAGAGACTCCGACCGCAGGGTCGATGGCTGCTGACTTTGCTCGTCAAGGCAAGAAGGTGGCGAGTAATCTTGAAGACCTCACAGTCGGAAACTATCAACGCGCCCAAGTTCGTAGAGCTGCGCAAGGTGTGCCAGAGGAAAGCGCATACGATCCGCTACGTCAACGCAGGGAAGCTCAAGCAGCCGAAGCCTATTCAGTTCCTGAGAATGCAACGGCTATGTACGCGGTCAAAGAGAAAGGTGGAAATTGGGATGAGCAAGGTTCTTTTTACAAACTGGATTCTCTAAAAACCCCGATCCCAACTATAGGCAAGAGCAATTTTGATTTCTATGTAGACAACGCTAACCCAGAAAAAATTGCAAAGCATCTTAGCGAGATGGAAGCGGTCGGATATTCGCCTGATCAAATTCAAACAGTTAAAAACGACATCACGATCAATCGTTGGATTGACTCAAAATTGAAAAACTACACTCGTAATGAGCTCGCGACTCCGAAAGACCCATTACGAGTTCTCGCAGACAAAGGTGTTAGCCACATTCAAGATTTATCACAAGAGCCGATAAATCCTATATTTTGGATTAAAGAAGCGAGAGCAAAAGCAGGATTCCCAGAGCAAGGTTTCGCTGAGACACCTTTGGGGCAAAACTGGGAGTACCTCGCTGATCAAGCGATCGATCGTTTGACACCTGACCGCTGGAAAGCTGATGTAAGACCAGACATTAAAGCGATTGCAGAGAAAGACCCTAACGCGATAATCAATGTTTTAAGTGGAACTTCATACAACTTCAAATATGACCATTTGATTGATGAGCTCAAAAACGCGATCAATCCTAATTCAGATCTTCCTTCTCAATTCAAATTGAATGCTGATGATTTAGATAAATTGTCTGTTCCGAATGCAGTTGAACGAGTAGCCAAAATTAATAGCTGGCGTCAGAAACAGATGAAAAAGGCTGCAAAAGATTCTTTAATGGATTTTCCAGTCGCGTACGACGCTGGCGATGGATTCAAAATTCATGAATTGAAATTGCCAGCTCCGTCAAAAGAACTTCCAAAAAACTTCAATGATAAATATGAAATTAGGGATTGGGTTCCTGCCAATCATCCTCAGTACACGTACCATGGTATTTATTTGAAAGGCGCGCCACTGACAAGTTCCCCAGAACACTTCGGAAGAACTTTAGAGGAAGCTGCTGAAAGTTTCAATTATTCTGAAGCAAAAGAAAAACTTGATAAAGCTCTGAAGAACGAAGGTAAACAGATGGGGCATTGCGTTGGTGGTTATACTGACGATGTTGTTTCTGGAAGATCTAGAATATTCACTTTGAGAGATTCTGAAGGTGGTGCTCACGTCACAATCGAAACTTCAAATAAAGGTCTAGTGCCCAGAGAACATCTTGAACTCGGCGAGAACTTGGGACAGGAAGAAGCTGAAGGTGATCAGCTATTCAGGAATCTTGAACAAGTGCTGCGTGAACGAGGTTTCGAAAATGCGGCAGACATCGCTGAGACAGAAGCATTCGGCAATGCGCACGAATCACTTGAGATCCGTGACGCAGTCAATGCTGCTTGGCCAGAAGCTGAGCGAAGATTAGAGGAACTAAGACCTCAACTTCAAGAAAATAAATTCAATATTGATCAAATCAAAGGTAAAGGCAATGGTCCAGTTTCCGATAAGTATCGTACCTATGTTAAAGATTGGTTGAATCAGCAAGCTGATAATATCGAAAAAACTGAAGATTTGAACAATGTTGGATTGATTGATCTTAATGATGTCAATTCTTTATTACCTGAGCTTAGAGATATGTATGGTGAAGACGGAACGCATCTTTACAATGCTGCTGTTGATGCGAATCCTCAAGGTTTAGGGCGGTTCGCCAGTCGGTCTGAATTGCGCGACTTTATTGAAGCGAAGCCCAAGAAGATGGCAGAAGGTGGTCGCGTTGAACCCACTTCACCTGCCTCAAGCGTAAATGACCAGAGCAAGCCAGTCACACCGCCAAAAAGAATTCACAACCCAGACGCGCCCGAGTTCAAAGATATGTTCATTCGTGAGAGAGCGATCCGCGGTGGTGCAGCTCCGTCGGGTGGACCTTCTGCCGATATAAAACAAATTATGAATCCTCGAAATATCAACTATAATGCTGGTGGTAAAGTCAGCGTTGACCAAATGCGTTACGAACTGCTAAGGAAATAATGATGCCAGAAATGCCAATTCCTCAGGATTACAATCGATTCATAGAAGGGCAAGAATCGGTCACTGAAGAAAACAATCTTGAAGGTAATGAGTCAGTATACGAATTATTTGACGGTGAACCCGAAGTAGAAGAATTAGAAGACGGCAGCGCGATTGTCCGCCTTGACGAGTCCAAAGGTCCAGAAGAGAATCCAGACTTCTATGAGAACCTAGCTGACAAAATTGAATCTTATGAGCTAGATAAAATCGCTCTCAAATACCTAGACCTCATAGAAAAAGACAAAGATGCTCGCGAAGAACGCGACAAACAATACGAAGAAGGACTTCGACGCACTGGTTTAGGTCACGACGCTCCTGGAGGAGCTCAATTTCAAGGCGCAAGCAAGGTCGTTCACCCTGTTATGGCTGAATCTTGCGTAGATTTTGCTGCTCGAGCGATCAAAGAGCTGTTTCCACCCGATGGACCAGTGAAAACCAAGATCATCGGTGAAGTTACAGAGCATAAAGTCGAAAAAGCTGAGCGTAAACGTGACTATATGAACTGGCAGCTCACCGAACAGATTGAAGAATACCGAGATGAAGAGGAACAACTCCTCACTCAGCTCCCTCTGGGCGGTTCACAGTACCTCAAACTCTGGTACGATGAACAGAAAAAGCGTCCATGCGCTGAATTCGTGCCTATCGACAACGTATATCTGCCGTTCTCGGCTGGAAACTTCTACACCGCCCAGCGCGTTACCGAAGTTCAAGACATTACTCAAGAAGAATACGACCTCCGCGTTGATTCAGAACTCTACATAGACCTAGAAGTCTATAAGGCTTCTGAAATGCCCGAAGAGTCCAAGGCTGAGAAGGCAAACAATAAAATTGAAGGTCGCTCGAACAAAGCTGAGAACATCGACGGTGTTCGTCGCGTTTACCATATCACTACTTGGCTTGATTTAGAGAAAGACAGCTTCTCAAGTGGCGAACGCGCCCCATACATTCTCATGATTGACGAGAATGAGCGCGCAGTGGTCGGTCTATATAGGAATTGGGAAGATGGAGATGACACCTTTACTAAACTGGATTGGCTTGTTGAATTTAAATTCATTCCTTGGCGTGGTGCTTATGCTATTGGTCTTCCTCACCTCATTGGCGGTCTTTCTGCTGCTCTTACTGGCGCATTGCGTGCTCTATTGGACTCTGCGCACATTAACACAGCACCTACCATGCTCAAGCTCAAGGGAGCGAAGATCAGTGGACAATCCACCACAATCGAACCTACCCAAGTCTCAGAAGTAGAAGGCGCTCCAGGAGTAGATGATATTCGTAAGATCGCTATGCCTGTGCCTTTCAATCAACCTTCGCCAGTGTTGTTCCAACTCCTAGGCTGGCTCGATCAAGCTGCTAAGGGAGTGGTCACCACTTCTGAAGAGAAGATTGCTGACGCTACGAACAACATGCCTGTTGGCACTGCTCAAGCGTTGATTGAACAAGGTGCTGCGGTATATTCATCTATTCACTCACGTTTACATGATTCACAGAAACGTGTATTCAAAATCCTAGCTCGTTTGAATCGCTGGTATCTTGATGAGCAACGTAAAGTTGATTTACCTGAAGGTTTAGAAGTTTCTTCAGATGACTTTACAAGCAATACTGATGTTGTTCCTGTTTCTGATCCACATATTTTTGCTGAATCACAACGTTATGCTCAAATTCAGACTCTCGCCGCACGTGCAGAAAAGAATCCAGACCTTTACAATCGCTTGGCTGTTGAGAAGCGAATTCTTAAACAGATCAAACTTCCTGAAATCAATGAAGTGTTACCTGATCCGCAAGATGTTAAGGATATGAACCCTGCGTTAGAGAACGTAGCGATGACACTCGGTAAGCCAGTGGGCGCGTTCCCTCAACAGGATCATTTAGCGCACTTCCAAGTTCACTTAGACTATCTCAAAGATCCGCTCTACGGTGCAAATCCAATCATCTCACCTGTGTTCATACCTCAGTGCTTAGAGCATCTGAAGCAGCATCTGACGCTTTGGTACCTGAATCAGATGGACGGATATACTTCTGCTGCATTGAATCGACCCTTCAATGTGCTGAAAGTAGAACCTATCATGCGTGAAGCGCAACAACTTCTCGCTGCTGCTGGTCAACACGTCCATCAAGATTCCGCTGAGACTTTACAAGGTATCGGTGGAATGATTCAGAATGCACTCGGTATCATTCAGAAGATGAAGGGTCAACAGCCGATACCTCCTGAAGTTCAGGCTCTGGTTCAGGTTCAACAAGCGGAAACTAATCGTAAGACTCAATACGATCAAGCTGACCTACAGCTGCGCAATCAGAAACAACTTGATGATAAAGCTGCTAAAGAAGCGAAGATCATTTCTGACGAACAGATTGAAGCAGCCAAGATCACTAAAGACGTCAATACGTTGACAATTGAGAAGCAATTTGAAATGCAGCAAGCCGAACAAGAACGACTAGCTGAAGCAGCACAAGCCGAGCAACAACAGCGCCAAGATTTAGAGGCAGCTGCGATGGCTCAACAGATGTCCCAACAATCAGTCCAACCTTAGGAGAAATATCATGACTGAAGCGATCAATGCCCATAAAAAGATGGCAATGGGTAAAACAGAAGGTAATGTGATGAAGAAGGGTGGTGCCGTTAAGAAGTACGCTAGCGGTGGCGCTGTTTCTGAGTCAAAAGCAGCAAACCTTCCAGCACGAGGAGACAAACGCAATGCGGGTGTTGACTTCAATGCAGGTAAGGCTAAAGTAGCAACCATGAAGAAAGGTGGCAAAGTAAAGACTCCTGGAATCATGATAGCAGTGGGCATCCCTAAACGGGCTGCAGGGAGAGGTCGTTAATTGAACATCATTAATGAGCTCATAACGAGGATCAAACAACAGCAGCAAGAGATTGCAGAAGCCATGATGAATGGTAACTGCGTTAATTTCGAAAGCTACC